GCACAAACAGATTCTTGGGCTATGTTAGTCGATGGCAAGCCAGCCGATACATTCAGTTAATCAATAGAAACGGGAGCACAGAATGAGACTACCAATCACAATCGAATACACATCAGGCGAGTTCGGCACTTACACGGCTCAGCCGCCAGAGTGGGCTAAGTGGGAGCAGAAAACTTCTAGCACGATTTCGCAAGCGCAGGAGAAGATCGGAATCTCTGATCTTCTCTTCCTTGCGTGGAATGCGATGAAGCGTGAAGCCGGTGGTAAGCCGGTCAAGCCTTATGAAATCTGGTGTGAAACAGTGGCCGACGTGACAGTCGGTGACGTTCTCCCAAAAGTTACGCCGCCGGAAGCGTAAATCGAATACTTGTGGAGTTAGCAATAGCCACAGGCATTCCGATGAGCGAATGGACGACGGCGGAGCAGATTTATACGGCTTTCGAGATACTGGAGAAACAAAGTGAGCGACAACGTTGAGATTGCCTATGACAAAGCAGATCTTCGTCGCATTACATCAGCATTTAAAGCGATGGACGCAGAAGCTACTGATGCAGCTAAAAGAGAATCGTCAGCTCTGGCAGAATTTGCTCAAGGCAAAATCCAGCAAAAGGCCGTCACCAGAGGCGAGGCCGCCAATCGAATTGCCAGTGGCTCCCGTGTGTCTAAATCTTCCAAGATTGGCGAGCTCTCTTTCGGCTTCGTAAGTCAAAAGTTTTCAGGCGGAGCAACCACAAAGGATCTCTGGGGCGGTACAGAGTTCGGATCTATTAAGTTTAAGCAATTTCCAAAATGGTCAAACTCTAAGGGCTACTTTATTTATCCGACACTACGCGAAATCCAGCCAGACTTGATTGCAAAGTGGGAAAATGCTTTCGACCGAATCTTGAAGGAGTGGTAAATGGCCGGACAATCGCGCACACTCAAGCTCTCGATTCTTGCTGATGTAGATCAGCTCAAGAAATCACTGGCGCAAGCTAACGGAGACGTGGATAACTCTTCATCAAAGATGGGCGAGTTCAGCAAGAAAGCCGGCCTAGCATTCGCAGCCGCCGGCGCTGCTGCTGGAGCCTACGCCGTCAAGCTTGCAGTCGATGGAGTTAAGGCCGCGATTGAAGATGAAGCTGCACAGATTCGTCTAGCCACTGCGTTAAAAAATGCCACTGGTGCAACGAATGAAATGATTGCATCGGTCGAAAAGCAGATTCTCAAGACATCACTGGCCACTGGTGTGGCAGACGATAAACTCCGTCCAGCCTTGCAGCGACTTTCGCTATCAACAAATGATGTCACAAAGGCTCAGGATCTTCTCAATCTTGCACTAGACATTTCTCAAGCTACTGGAAAGGGCTTGGATTCAGTAGCTAATGCACTTGGTAAAGCTTACGACGGCAACACGGCAGCTCTAGGCAAGCTAGGCATCGGACTATCGGCCGCAGAGCTTAAAGCGATGTCATTTGAAGAGACGCAAACCAGGCTTTCAGATCTATTCGGTGGCGCAGCAGCAGCTAACGCAGAAACATTCGCCGGACGTTTAGAGATTCTAAAAGTCACATTCGATGAAGCCAAAGAATCAATCGGTGTCAAACTTCTGCCAATTATTCAGCAACTTGTCACATTCGTAGTCGATAAAGTTGTGCCGGCACTAGGTGACTTCGCTGCTTTCTTTAAGCCAATCACAGACGCAATCGATAACAACAAGGCAGCATTTACGACGTTCATTGGATTTATTCAAACCTATGTCGTGCCGGTTTTAACGACAGTATTGGGCGGAGCTTTCACAGTCGTCGGACAAATTGCTGGAGGCATCATTACGGTTATCGGCGCAGTCATTACCGGACTCAACTCGCTTATTGCTGGAGCGGTTACTGGAATCAATGCTCTTATTCGTGTCTATAACTCAATTCCATTCTTGCCTAACGTCTCACAGATTTCCGTTCCATCAATTAGTGTTCCAAGCGTGACGCTGCCAAAGACGACTATTCCAACATCAACTATTCCAACTATTTCGCTGCCGACTACTACATCAGCAACGGGAACAGGATTAACAACAACATCGGCTGCTGGTGTCACTTCAGCCGTTTCAGGAGCTTCTCGCGTAGGCGGTGGATTTACCGACTCACAGAATGCAGCTCGTTTAGCTGCTGCTGGTGGTGGTGGCTTTACAGATTCCCAAAACGCGGCACGAATCAATCTGACAGTCAATGGCGCAATAGATGCCGAAGGCACTGCTCGCACAATCGTAAACGTGCTTAATGATTCCTTCTTCCGTGGCACTGGCGGAGCCGGCGCACTTCAGGCAATCTGATGACACAGTGGGCTCCAGTCTGGCGCGTCAAAATTGATGGCACTGACATTACAGATTCCGTTCTTGCGAATCTCAGCATTACATCAGGGCGCACGAATATCTACGCACAAGCTCAAGCGGGCTATTGTTCGGTCACTCTCATCATCTTTGGTCAAGCTGCATTACCTTACGAAATCAATGACACCATCTCGATTGAAGTGCAGGACACGGCTGCGGCTTATGTGCCCATCTTTGGCGGATCCGTGGTGGACATAGCCGTAAGCGTGTCGCAAGTCGGCTCTAGCGCATATACTCAGGAAGTCACCATTACGGCTTTAGGAGCCCTTGCAAGGCTCCAGAAGGCACTCACAAATGGCGTCTTGACGCAGGACTTTGACGGCAATCAAATTGCCACCATTTTAGGTCAAGTGCTTTTTAACACGTGGCAACAAGTTCCGGCAGCTCTTACCTGGGCTAACTATGAGCCGACGGAGACATGGGCAGAAGCTCAGAATACAGGCTACGGAGAAATTGACACTCCAGGCAATTACGAGCTAGCGCAACGCTCTTCCAATCGCACAGTCGTCTATGACTTAGTCGCCGCGCTTGCAACAAGCGGTCTAGGTTATCTTTACGAGGACGCGTCTGGCCTTATTTCTTACGGCGACTCTACGCATCGCACGACATATCTTGCGACATACGGATACACGGATCTCACTGCCAATCACGCTCTAGGTCGAGGCATCACTATTAAGACACGGGCAGGCGATGTTAGAAATGACATTACTATCAATTACGACACAAACTCATCAAGTCAAGTCAGCGATACAAATCAGGCATCAATCGGAATCTATGGCGACCTTGCTCAAATTATTACTACGACCATCAAACATAAAGCCGATGCCGAAGATCAAGCTGCGTTCTATCTGGCACTAAGAGCTTATCCGCAGCCAATCTTTGATTCCATCACCTACGCTTTGACTAATCCGGAGCTAGACAATGCAGATCGTGACGCTTTAATCAATGTATTTATGGGTCAGCCGATAGCACTTAATGATCTTCCGCCCAATATGTCCGCCGGAGTCTTTCAAGGCTTTGTCGAGGGCTGGACTTTCCGCGCCTCTTACAATCAACTAGATGTCACTTTGCTCATGTCTCCACTGGCCTATTCACTGCAAGCCATGCAGTGGGGCGATGTGCCACCATCGGAAACGTGGGCAAGTGTGTCGCCAGTATTAGATTGGGCAAACGCTACAATCGTCTCATGATGAAAGGAATAATGAATGGCTAATCCAACAACCTATTTCGGCTGGGTCATGCCGACATCGACAGATTTGGTCACCGACCTTCCGGCCGATTTCAATGTGTTCGGTCAGGGCGTTGATACGTCGCTGCAAGATCTACTTGGTGGCACGACTGGTCAAGTCTTATCTAAGACAAGCGGAACGAATATGGACTTTACGTGGGTCACTCCTACGGATCAGACGCCGCTAACAACTAAGGGCGATCTATTTACTTTCAGCACAGTCGATGCGCGTCTAGGTGTTGGCACAGACGGCCATGTCTTGACTGCTGACTCGACACAAAGCACCGGAATGAAATGGGCTGCTGCAGCAGGTGGTGGCAAAGTTTTGCAGGTAATAAATGCAACCACTAGCACCGGCGTAAATAGTTCAACAAATACTTATGTTGATACTACTTTAACGGCCACGATCACTCCATCTTCTGCAACAAGTAAAATCTTAGTGATTGCATCACAAAATGGATTGGCCAAAAGCTCTGCCGCCGGTGGTTCGTATGGAGCATTACGATTATTGCGTGGCGCTTCTGCTTTGATTGAATTTGACCTTAATTATTGTTATACAGGTACTGCTATTGACCTACATGTTGGTGGATCATCGGTTAATTATTTAGATTCTCCTGCTACTACTTCTGCTACTACTTACAAAACGCAAATGAGAAATATAGGTGCTACTGGAAGTATTTCAACTCAAAGTGGCGGCTGCTTTTCAACAATTACTCTTCTGGAAATAGGTGCATAATGGCTAAAGCAAGTGATGTTCTTTCAATGCTTATTCCACAAGGCGGTTGGGCTATAACTGGTGAAGAATATGAAGGTATCCAATTTCTAGAGTGTGAGCCAATTACTAAGGCACAATTTCAGGCTGGCTTTGCTGAATACGATACTTGGAAAGCCGCGCAAGATGCACAAATTGCAGCCGATAAAGCAAGCGCAACCGCAAAACTTGAAGCACTTGGTTTAACTGCTAATGACTTGAAGGCACTTGGGCTATAAGTGGAACACTTGACTAAGATTTATCCGGAAGGCACTGCTGCACGGATCATCGAAGTCGCACTAGCTGAAGTCGGCACGATTGAGACTGGCGAGAATCTGACAAAGTACGGCAAGTTTACAAAGGCCGATGGATTGCCCTGGTGCGGATCCTTCTGCAACTGGGTCTTTCACACTGCCGGCGTTAAGATTCCATCAATGGTTTCAACGGCTGCTGGAGCTCATAAGATGAAAGAGCTAGGGCGATGGATTGAGGATAAGCCGCAGCTTGGAGATTTATGCTTTATGGACTTTCCACACGATGGCATTGATCGCATCAGCCACATCGGAATTGTGGTCAAGGTAGGCAAGACCAGTGTGCTCTGCATTGAGGGCAACACGTCCGGCACTGGAGATCAGCGCAACGGCGGAATGGTAATGGTCAAGCAACGCTACATCGGCAAAGAAATTGTCGGTTTCGCTAGGCCAAAGCTTGTTGCCTATGCTGGAGAATATCCAGTGGTCGAGCCACTTCCACAGGCAAAGCCAAAGGAGAAGAAAAAATGAAGGAATTAAAATCAGCAGGAGCATCGTGGTTGAG